TGCGTCTTGATTCTCAGGTTTAATAAAGGGCGTCGGCGCGAAGTTGGTTTCCTTGTCCACCCGCACGCCCCAGAACTTCGTGTTGAGCATCAGCCAGGAGCCCTTGGTCTGCGTGACCGTGCCGTTCTTGTAGTCCGGCATGAACTCATCCCAGGTGACCGGCTTGCCGAAGAAGGCCACGTTGTCGAACGGGATGTCTGCCACCTGATAGCTCGGGTTCCGATGGGCCGCTGCTAAGGCCGCTTCGTAGAGCTCCTCGGTCCCTTGCGTGGTGACGTGCAGATCGGGCGGTCCGCCCGGTCCCTTGCTGGCATTGTTACGCGCATGCCGCAAGCCCTTGAGGAAGGCGGCGTAGGTGGTATCGCCCGCCGCATCCCGCGTCTGATTGCGCCACCAGGGCGAGGTCTGCTGATTGATGTCGCCCACGACCAGCGAGGCCGTAGGGTCGTAGGCGACCTGCTTCGGCAGCGGATCGACGAAGACCGACCCGTTCATCGCGGACACGTAGGGCGTCGAGATGGCCGACCCGCCTGCGCCGTAGAGCATCCGCTGATTGAAGAACTGTTGGAGGCCCAACTCGGCCTGCTTCGTCTTGCTCTCGAGTAGCCCGATGATGCGTTCCTCGCCACGGTTCTTTTTCTCTTCCAGTCCGGAAATCGAGATCGGCACGGCCGCTTGCGCCCAGTTGAAGAAGGCCATCGAAATGCCATCAGCCGGCGTCACGGACAGCACGTCATAGCCTGAGTACGAGTCGGCGACGCCGAGTTCGTACATCAACGGCATGGCCATCCGGTCGCCAATGTCGGTTTTCTCCTGGTACCCGCCTTTCCGGATCTTCATCAGGTAGAACATGAACGCGTTGGTCGTGGAGATCGTGTCCTCGAGCGTCCGACGATAATTGAACAGCGTCGTGCTAAGCACGGCGTCATAGTTCAGGGTCAGTGAAGAGGGAGGGATTGCCATCTAACTCAGTCCTTTGCCGCGCAGCAAAGTGATCGATCGGTGACTACTCCCAGCGTTGCCCACCCTTCGCCGCCAGATACGCCTCACGGAAATCCGGCACGTGGTCGGTCGGTCGCGCGTGCGAGACTTGCCCTTCCGGGGTCGTCCGCGATCGCGTCTCTGTTCCGGCTGCTGCCGTTTCCATTTTCCTGAGTGCCGCTTTCACCCCATCGGCGATCTTCTTCTCGAGCGCTGTCGTGTCCGGTGTGGAGTCCGCCGTCACGAGTTTCCACAGATGGTCGAGATACTCGTTTTCGGTCATCCCGTTCGGTTGCAGCTTCTGCGCGAGGGCGAAGAGCGCGTCCTCGTGTTGCTCCCAGTCGGGATGCGCCTTGGCGAACGTCGCCATCACTTGGTCCGTCTGCTCGTGCGCGGCCTTGTCGAGCAACAGGCTTTGCGCCGCTTTGAGTGGCGTGGTGGCCTTCTCGACGGTCGCTTTCGTCAGCGTCTCAACCAGCTTGGTGATGGCTGGCGTGAGTCCATCGGCGAGGTACTCGAGCTCCGGTCCGAGATTCGTCTTGAACTCCGCCATCACCGCATCGACCGTGGCTTGGGCATCCCCATCAGTGGCGGGCGTCCCCTCGCCGGTCTCCGCGTGCTCGATCTCCGCCCGAACCTCTGCGACCGACAGTCCGTTCAGTTTCGCGAGTTCACGGATGACAGCTTCAGGATTCTCTTCATACGCCTCAATCAACGGGGCGTACTCGCGGAGCTTTTCGACGGATCGCCGTTCCTCGGCGAGCTTCTGCGTTTTTTGGGTGAATGCGCCCTCGAGCGCCTTTCTCAGCGCTGTCGGGTTATCGGCGTGCTTGGTCTGAAGGGCGGTGAACTCCTCATCGCTGAGGAGCCCCGTCGCATCCTTGGCAACGGGTGTCGCTGGTTTCGTCTCGGCCTTTTCTGTCCGAGCGGGCGTGGCCTTGTCGCCTGGTTGCTCGGAGGACTCACCCTCTGCCCTGTCTCCAGTGCTCTCTTCGCCGTCGGTTTGCGCGTGCTCCTCTCCCTCGGGAGTGGAGTGCTCGACCTTGGCCGCGGCAAAGGCTTCCTGAAAGGACGGCGTGTCGGGTAATTCGATGGTGGAACCGGCTTGCTTGTGGGGAGGCATCAGTAGCCGCCTTTGCGAAACGCCCCACGGCGTCGAAGGGCGGTGATGTGACTGGAGAGGCGACCGCGCTGGCTCACCTTCTTCGGGAGGCCGGTGCGTTTCGTCGCCGCAAAGTCGTGGAGCTGTGAGTGCGACATCTTGAGCAATCCACGATTACGCGCGTAGAGCTTGCCGGGCTCGTGTTCAGCGATGGCCGTTGCGATCTGTTGATTGCGAGACACGCTCGGCATCTACCCGTACCTCGCGGTAATGTGCGCGTCGACGACCCCGCCCGTATCCGCGAACCATTTGATCCCACCCTTCATGAACTGGCCTGTGGGCGGCGTATCTGGCGAGGGCACTCGAAAGAACAGCGTGATCGTGGAATTGGGATCGATGTTTTGGCCGTTCAAGACATTCTTCCCGTTGCCGTCTTGCACGGTCACTTGATGGGCAACCGCGTCGGTGTTGCAGAACGTCACGGCGTCGAGTTCGCTGTCGCTGCCCTGCGGCACGACGAAGACGCCTGGCGAGACAAGCAACGTTTGGGCGGGAATGGCGGAGCGGGAGGCAATGCCGGCGGCGGTGAGATTCGTTGCCATCAGGCCGCCGACTTTCCAAACGCGCCACGAGCGCGCATCTTCGTGAGATGGTCTTTCAAGGCGCCTTTCTTCTTCGGTCGGAACCTCGCGAAGGTTTCCGCCAGTCGCGCTTCTCGTCCGAGCTTCCCTGGGGCGCCAGCTTCCTTGTGGGCGTACGCGCTGGTCGACATCCCCGCCGCTTGCGCCTTTTTCCGAAAGACGCCTTTCCGGCTCGGCTTCACCGCAGACGCCATCCAGTTGGCCACTGCACTTCCCTTCCGTCGAAGACCGCCCATCTTGGCGGCTTCGTAGCTGACCGTTTCGCTCGAAGGCGTGCCGTTCATCCGCCTCAAAAAAGAAAAAGCCGGGCGCCTCACTCTCCTTGCGAAGAGGAAACGCCCGGCATCGGTGTAGTCCGTGGGCCGGGACTTAAAATTGCATCGACTATGCGCTTACTCAGCCTTTGGTGTCAAGCGGATGCTTCGGCCGAGTGGGTGGCTCCGGGTCATGCCACGCGGTCGCGACACACCGCTGGACCGTCCCGTTGTGGAAGTGAATCACGAGCTGGCCGGTGTCGATGCGAGCGGAGATGATCGCGAGAATCTGCTCAACGAGCGGTTGAATCTCCTCGATCGAGTACGCCACGTGACTACCGCCGCGCTTCTCGTTTCTGTTGCTCAATCCGGTCACGTCGCGCTGATAAATCGCCAGGCCGCATTTTTTCTCTGTACTCTAGCTTGCCCCGGATCAACTCGTCACCCTCGTATTGCGGTCGCATGTGCTTCCATCGTTCGGCCAGCGAGGTGATGTGAACCCCGAGCGCGATATCGTCGTAGGCGATGAAGGGATGATACGGGAGCGCTGGCTCGTGCGGCCGAATCGTGACGATGCACCCTTGATCCCCTATCGCCAAGGGCAGACCGCACACACGACACGGTTCGGTCGTACGATCGTCACTCATAGGTCCTGAAGCCAGAACTTCTCACGGGCCAGCGTAATGAATCCGTCTGTAATGCTCCGAAGCTGCTCCGCGTTCACCACGAGCCGAGCGCCCGTGAACTCTATCGTGAACATCCCGTCCGGGTGCTCAGTGACCGTGAAGTCCGTGTCCCCAAGCTCCACCTCGATCCACTTCACCGGTTTGGTGAGCGGAACCGGTGTCTCCTTAACAGCTGCTTTTGGCTTCGCCATCTCCAACCAGTTTCCAAGTCCGTCCGTGAATAATGTGCGCCACTCCAGACTTTCCGAGACCCCACGGCGCACCAGCAACCACGTTCAGATTTAACAGTCCGTCCCCAAAAATCCCGCGACGGATCGTGATGTTTGCCGCGAGGCATCACAGTCTCTTCAGTAATTGTAGTTGAGCTTCGATCTCCCTGATATCCATACAGGCGTCAGCGCAAGCGTGCCAATCGCCCGCTTTCACCTTCGAGTGCAGATACGCGATGAGCGCGCGTTTTTGCTCCTCTAGTTCCGCCACGACCGGTGATTCCATTAGGTGTTCCCCCCGATCCCAGGTGTCCCAGCCGGTGTTCCCGTTGTCGGCCCAGGAGGCGCGGCCATCGCTGTCAGTCCCTTCCCAGGGGTTGCGCCACCGTTATTTTGCACGGCTGGATGAGCCGCGGGCATCTGTCCCGCCGAGATATTCTCCTCACGTTGCAAGATCAACATCAAGAGCGGCCCGAGCTGCGGACTCGCGAAGTCCTCCCCTTTGAGGGCCAACGACAGCGTCATCGGTTGTGGCTTCTGATCCTTCGTGGCCGCCGCTTGTGCCGCAGCCGTCATCTTCGCTTGGAGCGCCTGCCCGATTCGCCACATCGTGCGGATCTTCCGTTCGCTCTTCACGCCGTAGAGGTTCAACGTCTCCCGGAACAGCGGGGATGGACTTTGCGGAGCCAATGGATCCGGCTCCATCAGGAGACTCGCGGACTGCGGATTCGTGAAGATTTGCAGAATCAGTCCCCACCACTGCCGTTGTTGGTCCTCGGCCACCGGCGAGAGCGACGCGACGTCGATCTTCACGTCGACGTCGAGGTCCTCGATCGACTCTTTTTGAATCTGCGACCACTCGCTCGCGCTTTCCTGCGCTTCCGGTCCGGGCGGAGCCCACGGGTCAATCGTCCGCTTCACCATGATTGGGAGCTGCATGTGCTCCCTCGCCGTCAGTAGCATCAACCGGGCAATCTCCCCGAGCCACTCCGCCACTTGCGTGCGAGCGCGTGACTCCCGAATCGCCGCCCGCTGGTTGATGATATTCGCCTGGGTCGCCGTGTCCGCTTCCGGCATCCCGCGCGCTTCCCCGCTCACCCCGGTGATCTGGTTGTAGTCATCGTGGGTCGCCGCCAGATTCGTCCACATCGTCGCCTGCCCGAGTTCGGCATCCTGGACCGGCACGATGGGCGGCGGATCGACCTTCGGCACCTCGATGCAGACCATATCCTCGCCGGTCTCGAGTTTCTCGAACTCCGTTTTGGGCACGCTCGGTTCGCGCATATACCGCCGCACCGCTCGTCGGCGATGCACCTTCGCCATCTCCCGTGACTCGTTGATCTCGTCCTGCGGGCTGATCCAATTCGCGAGCGGGGGGAGCGGATAGAATTCGTCGCCAATCTCGAAAAACTTGAGCACGGCGTGCGGGCTGTAGCTGAAGTCTCGCTTCTGGAGGAGCGTCTTGTGGCCTTCCGCCAGCGTGAGGCGCTGTTTCGTGCGCAAGTCCCAAATCTTCCAGATCTTCACCTGTCCTTCAAGGTCTTGATCTTCGTGCGGGTCGCGATCATGCGTCTCGTCCTCGGCAGAGCCCTTGATCTTGCCCGTGCCTTTCAGATCTTCGGTGCCCACGTACTCTTTGTTGGCTCGCACGTCGCTCACGTACTGCCACGTGTAGTAGGCGTACCAGTCGTTGTGCTCGAGCAGATTCCGCCCAGGCGCACAGCGGAACGTTTGCGGCGGGATGCGCTCAAGATACAGGGCTTCCTTGCCCCCCGGCTTCATGATCTTCTTCGGCTGAAGCACCGGCTTGTTCTCGCTGTCAATCAGCGGATTCTCCCGCTCGTCGAGTACAGGCTTGTCGGCATTCGGGTTGTCCACCCAGTCCGCCGTGTAGCCGACTTCGATGATCCCGAACCGCGGGTAGGCATCGCGGAGCGCCAAGGTCGTCAGAAACCCAAAATGGAGCGCCGGATCATCCACGAACGTTTGAAGCATCTGCTGAATCGTCGTGGCACGGCCTGGCGCATCACTCTGCGGGCTCGACTGCTCATGGTCGGGCCGGGGTTCAACTTCCACGACGGGCCGGCTGAAGAGCAAAGAGGGGAGTTGCGTCTCGACCGTCGCGAACACGAGGTTGATAACGTATTTCTTCGCCGCTTCGACTTCGGTCAATCCCTTCCAGTGCTTCCCCTGGTAGTACATCTCCAGATGCTTCACATCGAACTTCTGCGCCCACGCGTCGTACGACTTCGCCGCGCGAAGGAGGCGCTTGGTCCAGAGGCGCACTTCGCGCTCGTCTTCCTCTCGGCGTGACGGCTGGTCCCGACCGCGGAGAGCCTTCGCGGTGTCCCTGGCGTACCGACTCGCGGGATCGTCGTTGTCGAACTCAGGATCGGGCTCCGGCCGTCGACGGGCGGGTTTGGGCGGGTCCGGTCGGCGTTTGGCCATTTAGCGACATCCCTCCCGGTACTGGGTTCGCGTGAAGCCCGTGTGGACTCCACGCGTGATGGCTTCTTCGTCAGTGAGAT